ATGTTTATCGTTATTGCATTTTTCGTGCCATGTTGTTTTGCGCGTGCGTGCGCGGTTCGTGCGTGCGCGCGTATTGCATTTTGAACGTTTTTTTGCATTTTGCAAGTTGTTGTTTTCCGCCGTAGGCGGTTGGTGCCCCTTGTGTATACAAGGGGTTGGTGTTGTATTGAGGTGGTAGTTTCCTCGATGCCGGGAGGCGTTATGCGTCGGTCGAGTATGGGTGGGTCCCATTCGAAGAAGGTTTTTCGGAAGGGTGCGCAGCGGGTGCATCCGAAGAATGTGGGCGGTCGCCCCATGCGGGGCGGTATCCGCCTGTAGGTGCCGTGTTTTCATCCGCTCCAGGGGTATCGCGTCGGAGGCGCGATGCGGTTTCAGAAGCCCGTAGGGGCTTCGGAGTCGTTGCGTCTACCTTGCGGCCGTTGTGTGGGTTGCCGGTTGGAGCGGAGCCGGCAGTGGGCCGTTCGGTGTATGCACGAGGCGTCGCAGTGGCCGAGCTCGGTGTTCGTCACGTTGACGTATGACGACGAACATCTTCCGGAGGATCAGGGGTTGGATGTTTCGGAATTTCAGCGGTTCGCGAAACGTCTTCGGAAGGCAAGGCCTGGCGACAAGGTCCGTTATTTCCATTGTGGTGAGTACGGTGAGCGCGGTGGTCGTCCTCATTATCACGCGCTCCTGTTTAACGTAGATTTTCCGGATCGGTATCCATGGCGCTCAGACACGTATCGCTCTGCGGAGTTGGAGCGTTTATGGAGCTTGGGTCACTCCGAGTTGGGAAGTGTGACGTTCGAGTCGGCGGCGTACGTTGCCCGTTATTCGCTGAAGAAGTTAAGCGGGCAAGCCGCGATCGAAGGTTATCGGCGGTTTCATTTGCGGACGGGGGAGGAAGTTACGGTGAGCCCGGAGTATGCGACAATGTCGCACGGTGTCGGGCGCTCGTGGCTAGAGCAGTTCGCAGATGATGTGTACCCGTTGGATCGGGTTGTCTCGCGTGGTCGTGAGGCGAAGCCGCCTCGTTATTATGACAAGAGACTTGAGGAAGTTGACCCGGTTCTGGCGTGTGAGTTGCGGGTGTTACGTGCTCGTGATTTCAATCACGAGAACGCGACGGAGGAGCGGTTGCAGGTGCGTGAGGTGTGCGCGGAGAAGCGGGTTTCCCTCTTCAAAGGAAGGGCGTTATGAAAGTGGGCTTTATGGTGTTGATGTCGACGTTCGATTCTAAGGTGGGTTTATTTATCCACCAGTTTTTCGTTCGGTCGACGGCCGAGGGTCTGCGTGTGTTCGCGGATGAGGCGAAGCGTGCGGAATCGCAGATTGGTTTGCATCCGGAGGATTATTCGCTGTTTCGGCTGGGTGAGGTTGACCAGACGAACGGCGCTTTGATCCCGGAGTTGGCGCCGGTGCAAGTGGCGACCGCGCTGGAGCTCGTGGCGACAGCTGAGTTGAGGGCGGTTCGATGAAGATGCCAAGCGTGATGGGCCACACGTTTTCGCAGGTGCCTAGCGTTCAGATTCCGCGTTCGCAGTTTAACCGGAATCATGGGAATAAGTTCACGTTCGATGCGGGGTTTCTCGTCCCCGTAATGGTGGACGAGATCCTGCCGGGCGACACGTTTGATTGTAGGATGACCGCGATCACGCGTATGCTGTCGCCGCTCCAGGTTCCGATCATGGATAACATGTTCCTGGAGTCGTTCTTTTTCTTTGTGCCGAATCGGTTGATTTGGAATAACTGGCAGCATTTTTGCGGCGAGTTGACCGATCCGGGTGATTTGGGGACCGATTATACGGTTCCGTTTATGACGTCGACGCAGCCGGCGGTCGGTTCGTTGGCGGACTATTTTGGTCTGCCGACGGCGGGGCAGGCGGGCGGTAACTATGAGTTCGTGTCGCTGCCGTTCCGGGCGTACAATTTGATTTACAACGAGTGGTTCCGCGACCAGAATCTGATTGATTCGAAGGTCGTGGATAAGGATGACGGTCCGGATGCGATCGCGGATTATGTGCTGTTGAGGCGTGGGAAGCGGCACGACTATTTTACGTCGTGTTTGCCGTGGCCCCAGAAGGGTTCCGCGGTGTCGTTGCCGTTGGGGACGCAGGCGCCGGTGTCGATCGACCAGGGTACTGGTGGGGTGGTTGGTGTGTTGTCGACTACGGCGGGACAGAACCGTCGCTTAGATCCGACGGCGGGTAATCTGCTGGTAGATGCGGCGACGGCGACGGATGCGCAGCGGATGTACGCGGATTTGAGTTCCGCGACGGCTGCGACGATCAATCAGTTGAGGCAGGCGTTTGCGGTGCAGCGTCTCCTGGAGCGAGACGCTCGCGGGGGGACCCGGTATACGGAGATTGTGAAATCTCACTTCGGGGTGACGTCGCCAGATGCTCGGTTGCAGCGTCCGGAGTACCTGGGAGGGGGTTCGAGCATGATCCAGGTGTCCGAGATCCAGCAGAACAATCAGGCGGTTTCTGGGGGGAGTTTGGAGACCCCTCCGGGGTCGTTGTTCGCTCAGGTGAAAGCCGGTGCTTCGGGTCATGGGTTTGTGAAGTCGTTCACGGAGCATGGGTACGTCATCGGTCTTATCTGCGTTCGTGCGGATTTGACGTACCAGCAGGGTATGGATCGGATGTGGTTCCGTCGGACGCGTGAGGATTTTTATTGGCCGGCGCTGTCGCATATTGGCGAGCAGGCCGTGCTGTCGCGTGAGATTTACACGGACTCAACGACGGTGGACGACGATTCTGTGTTCGGGTATCAGGAACGGTACGGTGAGTACCGGTATAAGCCGTCGAAGATCGGCGGGAAGCTGCGGTCTACCGCTGCGGGGTCGTTGGACATTTGGCATTTGTCGCAGGATTTTGCGACGCGTCCGACGTTGAACCAGGTGTTCATTGAAGAGGACCCGCCTTTGGATCGCGTGTCGGCGGTGACGACGGAGCCGCATTTTGTGATCGACACGTATTTTGCGCTGAAGTGTGCGCGCCCGATGCCGTTGTTTGGCGTTCCGGGCATGATCGATCACTTCTGATGGATCCGGTGACGCTGGGCCTGATTTATCAGGGGGCGTCTACAGCGACGGGTTTAGCGCAAGGTATAGCGACGGGTATTGGTTCGTGGCGTACGAATTATGAGAATCGCCAACTTGCGCGTCAGCAGATGGCGTTTCAGGAGCGGATGTCGTCGACGGCTTATCAGCGCTCGGTTGCCGACGCGAAGGCGGCCGGGTTGAATCCGGCGTTGATGTATTCTCAGGGGGGCGCGAGCTCACCTAGTGGGGCTTCGGCCCACATGGAGAATGCGGTAGGTGCGGGTGTGTCCGCTTTTCAGCAGGCGAAGATGCAGGCTCAGGATATTGAGGAGAGCCGCTCTCGTACTGCGTTGAATGATGAGCAGCGGCGGACGCAGTTGAGCACGCAGGATAATTTGACGGCGCAGCAGCGCAACACGGAGTTGGATACGAGGTTGCGTGAGTTTGAGTTGCCTTCGGCTCGCGCAATTGCGCGGACGTACGAGGGCCGTTTGGGGTCGGCGTTGTCGTTTGCGGACCGGATACGGAATCTTGTTCCGTTGATTCCTTCTTCAAGGCGGAGGTAAGTATGGGTAGGAGTCGGGAGGACAATCCTCAGGTGGATTGCTCGACGATGCCGTCTAGGACGGTGCAGTCGGAGAAGCAATCTTGCGACATTAATTTTATCGTGTCGCAGTATCGTCGTACGGGCGTGTTGCCGCATATGGCGGCGTCTATGCCCGTGTTTGGTGATGTTTCGGAGGTCGGAGACTTCCGTGAGGCGGTCGAGAAGGTCGAGGCCGTTAAGGCGTGGTTCGAGAAGCTTCCCGCCAAGGTCCGGACGCTGTTCGACAATGATCCGGTCGCGCTGATGGACGCTGTGGGGGATCCTGCGCGTGATGACGAGCTGCAGAAGCTCGGTCTCTTCGGTAAGAAGGTAGAGGCGGCGAAGGCCGCGCTCGAGGCCGGCGGGGGGTCGCCGGCTTAGGCACACTGTTTTACTTGATGTAAGTGTGCCAGATGACACCAGTGGTGTTCATCTGAGGGGGTCGGAGGGGGGGCCGAGTGCGGGCCCCCCCTCATTTTGTGACCTCTGGTCACTTCTTCTTCGGTTCGCCGCGTTCTTGCAGTTCCTTTAGGCCTGCGATGAGTTTTTCCGTTTGTTCGACGGAGCGGCGTTGGCGAATCAGTTTGGATTCGGCGCGGTTGATCTCGACTTGGATGTCGTGGAAGGTGAGCATGTGCTACTCCTGTTTGCGCCTGTGGCGCGTGATGTCCTCTTGGAGGACGGTTACCCGTTTTTCTATTTTCATGTTTATCGTTATTGCATTTTTCGTGCCATGTTGTTTTGCGCGTGCGTGCGCGGTTCGTGCGTGCGCGCGTATTGCATTTTGAACGTTTTTTTGCATTTTGCAAGTTGTTGTTTTCCGCC